CTTTTACATAATTCATGCCAATGGTCAAACTTGGCTGGAGTTTGGGCAAGAAGGCACAGTGGATGTGTTTTCCACCAACTCAATCAACCTGCGATCGCAAGGCGACATAAATTTACACGCGGACCGTGACATCAACATGTATGCAGGGCGCAATATGAAAATGAAAGCCATGTCAGACGTCAAAATTGAAGCTGATGCTGATTTGTCTGTTGCTGTGAAGAAAAATATCACAGTTTACAGCAAGGCCAAGATTGGTATCAAAGCTGATGGTGCCATGGCATTACAAAGTGCCGGCGGATCCTGGGCTGGCGGCGAGTCCTTGCAGTTCACCGCTGGCGGCATAGATTTGAATGGTCCGTCAGCTCCTGCTGTGACTGCACCCAAACCTATACAAAAAACCATCCTGGACGATGTGTCATTTGACAGCAGTCGCGGTTGGATTGTGAACAAAGACAAATTGCAAAGCATTGTGACCCGTGCGCCCACACACGAACCATACCCTTATCACAACAAAGGTGTGGCTGTGGAAACCAAATTTGAACCAGGGAAACCCAAACCTCCGCCAGGCGCAGCACCTGTGCCAGCAGGAGTAGAGGTTTCAGTGAAATGAGTATTTTCAAGTTTGACAATCCTGTGACTGGACAACAGGTCGAAATAAAAGGTGCACCTACCTTGACCTCAGCACAGGCCAAGGCCATCTTTGATCAACAGCTCAAGGCCGGCAGTTTAGTAGGATTGACCACTGGCGATGTGATCACTGCTGCCACACAAGCAGCAGACGGCTTGCCAGGTGCGTCGGCGCAGGCGGCACAGGCCATCAGCGGTAGAGGCGGCAGCACACTAGGAGCACTGCAAAGCACTCCTGCAGTTGGTGACCTGGCACCACAGACATCAAGTATTCTTAGTAGACTATCAAACAGTGGGTTGAGATCAGGGGCGTTGCCAGTGACCAATGGCATTAATATTGCTGACTTTGCTCGTCAAGAGCCGGCCTTGGTGCCCATACAACGATTGAGTGTGCCTGATGTCACAGCTGCCATGAGCAGTGCCAGCAAACTGGTCGGCCAAGACGCCACTGCAATCTCCAATGATTCGGGGTTGGGAAAATTTGGATTGAATGCCCAACAGCTGGAATCAGCTGGCATTATCAAACCAGGCACCGCTGCCACCCTGTTGAATCAAGGGCAAAACACATTGACTGATGTGTTAAAAAGTCCTGCAGTATGGACCGGCAAAGATGGCATCAACAATCTTGACAGTCTGTTGAGTTCAGTGCCCAAGCAAGACGAAATTCAACAACAATTGATGAGTCAAGGATTGAATTCTGTCAAGCAGCTGGGCATACCCACAGACAAACTCAGTGTGGCCTCGCTCACTGGACTGGCCAATACTGCTGCCAAAAGTGTGCCTGACACCTTGGCCTGGGCGCAAGGACTGCCACTGCCAGCCAACGTTCAAGCTGAACTAGACACCGCAGCAAGAGACGGTGCATTTGCCGCAGAATTTGCAACTTTCAAAGTGGATGATGACATGAAAGCTGAAATCACTCCGCTGCCAGCCGAAAACACTGCGGATCGACAGACTGTGGATGCTGCCAGCAAACGCATTGTGGGCAACGACAAGGTGCCTGAATTTTCCTACAGTGCCGCACAACTGCTCAACGTAAAAGACACAGTGCTGGTGCTTGAAAGCAAGATTGCATTGACCAGTGCGCAACAAACTGTGATTGAACAGCAGTTCTTAGAAATTCGCAAAACAGTGACAGCGTCCACAGCCAGCGAAGGCATTAGCATACTTGATAAAGAGCTGGGCAAAATACTTCTAGTTGACAGTCAATACTTGGAGTATCAACGCCAGGCCACCCAGCTGAACAAGATTGAGCCAGGATCTGGTGATGCTTTGTTGGCCAAGATTGCAAGTGAATTGACTCAAGTGGCAGGCATTAGAAAACGCATTGAATCAACCCTGGCCAAACTACGTGAACTGGCTGGACAAACCACCACTGCCTAACGCCCATAAATATTGTCATGACCACATTCATCGGCTTCAACACCATCAATCAAAATAAAAAATTCACACTGACAGATTTTGCATTGATTCAGCGTGATCTCTTGAATGCTTTCAACATTCGCCAAGGTGAACTGCCCGGTCGTCCAGGCTATGGCACAGTGCTGTATGAATATGTGTTTGAAAATCAAGTTGAACAACTGCAACAGCAAATACGCGACGAAGTACAGCGTGTGGCAGGCGGTGATCCTAGATTGATCATCAATGACATTCAGGTGTTTCCCCAGGAGAATGGCATTTTGATTCAGTTGGAAATCATCATTGTAAACACCACCAATGCCGAAATACTCAGCATATTTTTTGACGAGCAGACTCGCAACGCCAGCTATGTATAACTGAGCCGTTTTTATTATCAATAAATAAAGCACGGACGAGAGAACCATGGCAACAACCACAAGACAAACAGCGATATTTGGTGTAGAGGATTGGAAACAGATCTATCAAACCTATCGCGAAGCCGATTTTCAAAGTTATGACTTTGAAACGCTACGCAAAAGTTTCATCGACTACCTGCGGTTGTATTACCCCGAAACGTTCAATGACTACATTGAATCCAGTGAATTCATTGCCTTGCTGGATGTCATGGCGTTCATGGGTCAAGCTCTTGCATTCCGTACCGACCTAAACACTCGTGAAAACTACATAGACACAGCAGAGCGTAGAGATTCAGTGGTGCGCTTGGCCAACTTGGTCAGCTACACTGCCAAACGCAACACTGCTGCTGAAGGGTATCTCAAGGTATTCAATGTGACCACAACAGAAAATGTGGTAGATTACAATGGAGTCAACCTGGCCAACATCACGGTGAACTGGGCAGATCCTACCAATGTGGACTGGCAAGAACAGTTCACAGCCATTATCAATGCCAGTCTGGTTGACAGCCAGCGAGTGGGACGACCCGGCAATCGCCAAACCATCTTGGGCGTGAGAACTGACGAGTATGGCATCAACCTAGTGTCAGGTTTTTTGCCAGTTATTCCCTACACTGCCACAGTGGACGGCGTTAGCATGCCTTTTGAAGCGGTGACCAGCACCAGCGTAGGCCGCGACTATGTGTATGAGCCATCTCCTGTGCCTGACACCACATTCAACGTACTGTTTAGAAATGATCAGCTGGGATTTCAATCAGCCAACACTGGCTATTTCTTTTTGTTCAAACAGGGTGTGTTGCAAAACCAAGACTTTAACCTAGCCGAACGCATTGCCAACCGCACTGTGGACATCAATATTGAAGGTGTGAACAATCAAGATCGTTGGCTATTTCAACTGGACAACATAGGCACAATCAACAGAGAGTGGCAGTTTGTGGAAAACGTTTACACAGCCGCTGAACAACGCAGCAATGCCCTGCAGGCCATCTATGCTGTGACATCCAGAGCCAATGATCAAATCACTCTGGTGTTTGGCGACGGCGTGTTCAGTGAAATTCCTGTGGGTGTATTCCGTTCGTATGTGCGTGCATCAAACGGTCTTCAGTACATCATCAACCCTGAAGAAATGCAAAATGTTGTGTTGCCCATCAGCTACACTGACCGCAATGGCAACTTGCAAACCATCACATTCACCTGCGGCATCACACGCCCTGTGAGCAACAGCCAGGCACGTGAACCCATTGCTGAAATCAAACAACGTGCTCCTGCCCGCTACTACACACAGAATCGCATGGTCAATGGCGAAGATTACAACCTGTTTCCATACACACAATTCAATAGTATCATCAAGAGCAAGGCACTGAATCGTGCGTCAATTGGTACCAGCCGCTATCTTGATCTGGTAGACAACACTGGCAAATATTCCAGCACCAACACATTTTCCAGTGATGGCGCACTGTGGCTACAGAGCATATTGCCCACTATCTTGTTTTCTTACACCAATCGCAATGACATAGCTGATGTGATTGCCAATCAGGTACAGCCTGACATTGGCGGTGCAACCATGCGTCAATTTTATTATGCCAACTTCCCACGCATCACATCGTCTACACAACCCGCAGGGGTGACTTGGTTGGCAGGCTATACCTGGAATCAAAGTACCACACTGGCCAATGAAACCACTGGCTATTTCCGCAACACCACCACCAGTTCTACGTTTCCTGGTGGCACACCCATACCAGTGGGCGCCACCACAACCACCATGTTCAAGTATGTGATTCCTGGCAGTCTCATACGTTTTGTGCCACCTGTGGGCTACTATTTTGATCGCAACAATCGTTTGGTGCAGGGCACTGCCACCCGTGCAGATGAACGCATGGAAATCTGGGCCAGTCCACAACAGATTGTGGGCGACGGCTACAATGGTGGCCTGGGCAACTTGAGTTCAGGTGCTGGACCAGTGACCATCAACAACTTTGTGCCCACTGGCGCCATTGTTGATACCATTATTCCGCTGTTTGTCACAGACCTGCCCAATGCATTGGAACAGGACATGGCCGAACAAATGTTGCTGTTTCGCAATTTTGGCCTGGGCTACGACAACAATGGCAGCATCACCGGCACACCTTATACCTGGTACTTGATCACCAGTACCAATCTTGACGCCTATTCGTCTGCTAATCCAGCAACCTGGAGTCAGCAGTATGCAGGCAACACATCAGGTGCCAATCTTGATGCGTCTTGGTTGATACAGTTTGTGGTGCAAAATCAAAACTACACCATTACATTCCGCGGCTTGAGCTACAACTTTGGTTCAGTGTTGCAAACACGCTTTTTCTTCTATGAAAACCAACTGGTATACGACAGCCGGACCGGCACAGTGATCAAGGACTTTATCAATGTGTTGGCTGTGAACACCAAACCTGATTCCACAGAGTCATTGCCCGGTGATATCTATACCACCATCATTGACCAACCAATTCAAAGCGACGGCTATGTTGACGATTTCCAAGTGTTGGTCAGTTATCGTGACAGTGACAACGACGGGGTGCCAGACAACCCAGACTTTTTTGACGAAATTGTAGGGCCAATATCCTCATCAGGTCCCTATGTGTTTTTGCAACAGACCGTGGACTTTGACAATTTAGAACGTTATCTGCTGGTTGAACAAGATCGTGTGAGTTATGACTATGGCACCCTTGACGAAATTGAGTTGGTCAAAACTGAGTGGACTCCTGGGCAGGTGTTTTATGCCTATGCTGAATCAGCGTTCTACGAACTCAGCATATCAGTCACAGGAGTACGAACCTTGGTTGCTGTGTCAGGA